GAATCGCCGGCGGGCGACTTCGAATCGGAACTTGAACAACTAATCGAAGACACCGACGCCGACGACGCCGAAGTCGCGCAAGTGCTATTCGACAAGGGCAACGAAGTCGCGTCGGGTCGGTGGTAACATGACCGACGACGAAGTCGGCTTCGTCTGTGAATGCGGGCACGAAGTCGAAACGGTGTACGAACGAATCACGATTCGCGGTGGTACAGGTAAGTATCGGTGTACTGAATGCGGTCGTGCCGGGCATTGGGTGTGTGACCCGCAATCGGCGTCGAATTCCGGTCTTTCCGGTTGCTTAGTTCGACGCGACGAACGCGACGAACGCGACTGACGGGCACAGACGGGCACAGACGGGCACAGACGGCACGTCACACGGTTTCTTTCCGACACGGTACGAATGGTTTAGTGCCGACGGCACCTTTCGTCGACCATGTCTGCACCGGATACACCGGACCCTGACGCGGTCGACGAAGCCGTCGACGAAGTGCCCGAAGTGCAGGGAAGTAAGAAATATTCGTACGTGTACGTCACGGCGTTATTCCTGACGATATTGGGTGCAATCGTCGGGTCGGTCGCATTCGGTATAATCGACCCGTCGATTCAGGTGACTGCGACGGTGTCGATTGGGTGGATTGTTGAATATACTGCACTTGCCCTTGCAGGGTTATTCGTGTTGTTCACCCTTGCACAAGTGCTAAACATAATCGGCGTATCGTTCGTCGGCGGGTTGGTCACCGCAATCGCCCGCATTGCAGATAACTATGAAATCGAATCGACCGACGTACAAGACGCGACAGATTCGAACGACGGTGGTAACAATTGAACCGGAAAGACGGCGGTGACGACGTGTCTGCCGCGACTGACGGCGACTGTGCCGGCGGTGACGACGACGGGTACGACCACCCGGACCCTGCCGACGGCGTCGAAGTCGCGGGTATCCGGTGGCTTGCAGAAACCCGTCACCGACCCGTTCGACCTAATTTACCGTGGTTGCGTAATCTGTCGTGGGTGAAACTGCACGCATTGCAGTTAGGTGTCGGCGTCGGCGTCTTCGTCGCGTTCGCAGTCGCGTTCGGCTTTCCGGGTGCCGTCGTCGGTGTCGCGTACATGGTCGGCGACTTCGTCTTCGCACGTCGACGGCAGTATAATCCTGATTCACCCTGCAATCACGGCATTGGGGCACACGACATCAAAGAAAAACCGTGGTATTTTCTAACAAGTCTGTTCGCAACGCAAGTCGTGTACGTTGCGGTGTCTGCCGGGTTGTGACTGCCGACAGGCACTTGCCGTATGAAGATTAAACGTCGGTCATGGTTCAGGAATTGCGGCTTAACTGCACCCGTTGCGGGTCGTTCAACACGTATTACAGGAAAGACGACGACCCGGAAACAGTCGTACGGTGTGACGATTGCGGTAAACGGCATTCGACCGATTCCGTGTTCATGGTCGACCCGAACCGTCGGCACGACCGCGACGAATCCGGGCAGTTGGTCGATACGCCGTACTGACGATGTCGGGAATATCAATCGTACTGTGGGTCGTCGCAGGTGTCGCCGGCGTCGTGTGTATCGTCGCAGTTGCGTTCGTCGTATCGTACGGAACGGCGTTAGTCATGCAGTCGGCACACAGACGGGCACAGACGGCGTCAGACGACGCGTCACGCGGGTCGGCGTCAGGCTTCGACGACCGGAACATTGCCGTCGCAGTCGCGCGTGAACGGTACGTCGACGGCGACATCGACATCGACGCGTTCGAAACGGCAGTCGCCGACGCGTATTCAGACGACTTCGACTTCGAAGATTGGTGCGACAGGTACGACGTGAACGGATTGCGGGCAGTCAGTCGGCACGGTGACGGTGAACTACTTGAAGGTGAAACGGTGTACGTGTAACAATGTCTGTATCGACAATATCGGCACCTGACGGCACGCAGTTGGTCGTTCCCGACGGCGTCGACGACCTTGCCGACGACGAAGTCGACAGGTTGCGACACGACGGCGTCGTCGAACAGTCGGTCGGTGGCAGTCTGTCGGTCAAATGGGCATTTTGGAAACCGCAAGTCGACGCGTTCCGGGCAGTCTATTCCGGCGATTACGACATCGTCGGGTTGGTCGGCGGGTTTCGTTCAGGCAAGTCGGTGACGGGTGCCCGTGCCACATGGCAGGTTGCGTTAGACGATTCGTTCGGACAGACGCGGTCGTTAGCAATGGGCAAGACGTACGCCGAAGCCAAAAAGACGACGTACCCGGTACTGTTCGAACAACTGCCGGGTGCCCCTGCCGAAAAGGTCGACCCGTTTCTGTACGACGGTGACCCGACGAATTCGCCGGTAATCAAGTCGTGGTCGAAACAAGACGGTATCCTGACGACGGCGACGGATTCGACGGTGATACTTGCGTCGGCAGACAAGTCGGACAGGTACGACGGCGGGTCGTTTTCCTTCGCGTGGTGTGACGAATTCGCGCATTACGACACGGACAAGATACACGGCATTCGCAAGACGGTGACCGAACGGTTCGACTTCGGGAAACCGAAGGTTATGCTTGTGACGACGACAGGCAACGGCTTGAATCCGGCACACGACATCTTAGAACGACGGGTCGACGCGTACGGCAATCCAATCGGGCAATCGGTGAAACTGATAACGGCGTCGTCACTAAATAATCCGTTTCTGACTGCCGACGACAAGGCACGATTACGTCGAACGCACGGGCAGTCGAAACAATCCCAACAGGCATTACACGGTGCGTTCGAAAGTGCCGAAGGGCAAGTCTTTCCGTTCAGTCGGCAGGCACACGTCGTCGACCTTGTGCAGACAGACGACGGCGGGTACACGTCAGTCGACGACGACGGAAACCCAACCGACCGCGTGACGATATCCGGCACGCACCGGATATACGGGTACGACGCGGGTTGGTCCGACCCGCGTGTCTTGCTTGAAATCGCCCGGTCGTCGTACGGGCAGTACGTCGTTGTCGACGAATTTTACGAATCGGGCACGCACGTCGCCGACGCAATCAGGTGGTTGGGTGACGGCAGTAAGCCGTCGGGTCGAATCTATTGCGAACACGAACCGGGCGATATCCGCAAGTTCCGAAAGCCGGCACTAACGAATATCGACGACCCACCGTCAGGGTATCCGGCAGGCAAAGCCGAAAAGGACATCGACGCGGGAATCGACGAAGTGAAACACCGACTGCGTGCCGACCACGAAGACAGGTACGGGTTACTTGTCAGTACCGAATGTGAAAATCTGATAAGTGAATTACTGTCGTACACCGAAGACGATGTCGGTGCGAAAGACGCCGACGACCACGCGGTCGACAGTTTACGGTATGCGATATATACCGATTCGTTGCGTGGGTCGTCGTCAGGGTCGTCAGGGTCGACGGTGTCGAAACGGTAACACCGTCGGGTCGTCAGTCGCCGGCGATTGCGTCGAAGTGCCGGTCGGTAACTTCTAACACGTCGGTCGGTTCGACATCGACTGCACCGATACCACGCAATCGAAGACTGCCGGAACGCGACACGATTGCGACGGTGCCGGCTGCGGTATCCTGTTCGAAGTCTGCCGGCAAGTCGACGGCGACGGTGTCGTACAGGCACACCGGCATTACCGTCGACGGGTCGTCGGCGTCGACGACGACAACGCCGACGGGTGTACGGTCGTCGAAGTCGTCAGGGTCGACACGCGTGTCGAACCAATCGACGACGGCTTCGACGAAGCCGGCGGGTGCCCCTTCGGGCAGGATATTGACCGCGAAGCCTGCCGTGTCACGCGGTGTTTCCTTCGTGACGGTGCCGGTCGTCGACATAATGCGCGTCGGCACGGTGTCGACGAAGTCGATGTCTGCCGCGACATCGGCGTCAGACATCGGAATCACCTGCCCGGAACGCACCGGCGTCGGTTGTGAACGATACACCGTGGTCGTGTGCCGTGTCACGGGCACAGATTGGTGCCGTCATGGGTCGGTCGTACTTGCGAACACGCGCAGGGGTTTCCTGACGTGTACGGTCGGCGTCGCCCGCCGACAGGTGTACTAAGGGTGCCGTGTTAATATATCTGTCGCCCGCATACTGGCGGTGCAAGACGACACATATTTATACACCCGTCTATTAGTGACGACTGCAATGGTGCGACACACCGACGCCGACGACGACCGAACCGACGAACAGACGTTAAGCCTTGCCGACGCGGTGCAGGCACTTGCCGACGACGACGCGGGCACGAACCGAACGCGCAAGGACTTGCGGGCAGTCGCCCGGTACGTCGACGGCGAAGCCGGAACCGTCGACACCGACCGCAAGGCACGGTTGGTCGAACACGGGTGGGTGACCGACAACGACTGTCTGACGACCGACGGAATCAAAATCGGTCGTGTCGTGTCGACCATATCCGACGACCTTGATATCGTCGTGCATATCATGGGTATGCCGGCGTTCGTCGACGCGTGCCTGTCGAACCGTGCAGTCGTCGACATCGTCGATTACCTGCGTGGTGTCATTGTGGTCGACGCCGTTGCGGGTGACTGTATCGACGATATGCGTGCCGACAACAACGCATACGTCGACACGGTGTCGTACGCCGACTTCGACGTGAACAACGGCACGGTCGAAGTCGTCTTTCAGACGAAACAAGGTGCGTTCCGATTCATCGACCAATACGTGCCCGACAGGTACGACCACCACAAGAAACACGACGAACGGTTCACGCGCAACCGAAACCCGCGACGGCGAATCGTGACGGTCACCGACTTCGCACCCTGACGCCGACGAAGCCGACTGCGACTTCTAATTCTTTCACCGTTCGACCAACCACCGACGCGTTTTTACCAACCCCTGCCGAAGTACCACCGTCGCCGGCGGGCGACACACGACCATGAAACGACGGATAATACAAGGTGTCGATGTCGACACCGACGAACTTGCGGCAGGGTTGCGACGGCTTGCCGACGGTATCGAATCCGGGCAGGTACACGTCACCGACGCCGAAACCGGGCAATGCGTCGACGCCGACGACGCGGCACGGTTCGACTTGTCCCTGTCGTACCACGCGACGCACGGTTTCGAAGATGTCGCCGACATCATACGGTACGCGACGAATCAGTACCTTCGATTCGATACGCAGTACATCGACCCGATACTGTCGGGCGACAAGACGACGACGATACGGTACGGTTTACAACGCGAATTCGTGCCCGGACAAGGATTCGACCTTGTCGACCCTGACGGCGATACCTTCGCAACTGCGACGGTCGAAGCCTATATCGACATACCCGTTCGTCGGGTGTGCGAATTCAGTATCGGCGATTGGGAAACCGGGCAGACTGACGACCTTGTCGAAACCCTGCGTGACTTGTACGACACCGACGGAATCACCGCCGACACGACTGTCACGGTGGTACTGTTTTCAGGTGTCGAACCGACCGAAGACGAATCACAAGACCATGTCTGAACACGGTGCAATCGACAACACGTTCGACGAATCGGAACGCAAGGCACACGACCGACTGACTGACAGTCTGTCGCAATTCCCGCGACAGGTACAACCGGGCGACATCGTAATCGACCTTGTGCAAGGTCGACCGTTGTACGTCAGTCGCGTTCGTGCAGACACGGCGGTCGAATACTTCGACGACGAAGACTTCGACCTAACCACGTACAAGGTTCACCCGTGGTTACCAATCCGACCCGACGACACGATATTCGAATGCGTGTTCGTGCCGACGAAGCCGCAAGACATACCCGCCGACCCTGCCGACAAGACGTACGATTACCCGTCGGGTCGGCTTGCACGAATCCCAATCGAACACCTGTACGACAGTCAGACACGACCGCAATTCGACCGTCGGGTCGAATTCCTGTCGCAACTGTTCGACAGGGTCGACCCTGACAGTACAGTCGCCGACCCAATCGTCGCACACGCAGTCGACGCGTTCGACACCGAAGTCGTCGACGCGGCACTTGCCGGTACGGACATCGACGGGTTGGGTACTGCCGACAACGACGACGACTGACGCGGCAGGGTCGTCAGGGTCGACGGCGTACGGCACGCGACGGTTCTTTTCCTGATTCGACCCATACGGCACGTACGACTGCGACGGTCACACGACCGACTGTGCCGTTTCTGACGGCGACTGTGACGCCGACTGTGCAGACAGGGTCGACCGGGCGAAGATTCAATCTTTAGACTGACGACGACAGACTTTTAACGCGAACGCCCGAACGGGCACCCGGTGCGACACACCGATGTCGAAAGCAACAGACGACGGCGACGGCAGTACCGACCCACAATCGACCGACGTGTACGACGACGGCGTCGAAGTCGCAGTACGGGCACGCAGTAAGAACAGTCGGTCGACGCACGTTCCGAAGACTGACGACGACGGTACAATCGTGTTCGTCGACGGCGACGACCACACGGAACGCGTCGACCGCGACGCCGACAACGCGCAACCGTTGCCCGAATGCGAATTTCGTTCGGGTGACCCTGACGCGGTCGACTTCGTCTTGAAGCCGGTCGGCACCTGCACGACCCGCGACGGGTGCAAGTATTGTCACGGTACGAACGCCGACCCTGCGACGGGTGCAGGCAACTTGTCACCTGCCCGCCGACTGCGATACGGTGACGATTGGGGCAATGACTGATTCGGGTATGTGGTCACCGCAAGGACTTGCGTATTACCTGCACATGACAGACGAAGTCGGTTCGGGTCGATACGGCGGGCACGAACCGCGTGTCGGCGTCACTATCGGCACGACCACCGTGTACGTCAGGGAAACCGACCTTTACTGCACAGACTGCGACGACGCAATCGAACCGACGCGACGGGCACCGGCACGATTCCTTGCCTGCAATCGGATATTGACCGGCGGTCGGTGTGCAGACTGTCGGTGACATTCACCGGCACTTTTTCGGCGGGCGACGCGCAACCACACGTATGCACGACACCGCCGACGGCGTCGAATCGAATTGTTACGCACGACCCTTAAACGCCGAAGGTCCGGTCGACAACAGGTGCAAGAACGACGCGGTGACATGGGTGTTTACGCCCGAAGGTGTCCGACGGTATATCTGCACCGGGCACGTCGACGAAGTCTGCCGAAACGGTGAACCTGACGACGAACACCCACAAGTACGCGAATGCACCCGTTGTTACCGGCTTACGCCGGTCGACCAACTGTCGGTATATAACGTGTGCGACGAATGTCAACAGTAACCGACCCTGACTTACAGTCGGTCGACTTAGACGACGCCGACCGTGCCCGAATCGAATATCTGTCGACCGGCGACACGGCGTTCGACCGTTCCGAAGCCGAACGAATCGTGCGATTCGGCAAGTTACCACGGTCGGCACGGAAACCGTCGATGTTATCCGGCGACTGTGAACGGTCACAGACGGCGTCAGACGGCACGTCACACGCGTCGGCGTCAGGGTCGGACCAATCACCGTCGGCAGTCGACGCCGACGACTGTGCAGACATACGACGCCGAATGCGGCAGGCACGTCGACCGTCGACGGTCATGGACAGATACGACACGGTACACCCGTCGGCAGTATTCCGTCATGCCGAAGGTCGGTGCAACCACGACCACGACGACCCGCCGACGACATCGCCGCGTGTCGGCGTCGACGAATGTTGCGATATCCGCGACGCGTTCCGGGCAGGGGCAACGAAAGCCGACATCATGGCAGACTTTCATCGGTCGGCGAATGCGGTTCATAAACACCTTTGGGGCAGGTGTGACCACGACTGCCGACGCGACGACCCGGTCGACGCCGTACTGTCGACTGCCGAATGCGGGCACCTTCGTCACGCGTACAGACGGAACGAAACGGTAACCGTCGACGAATGCGCGTCGGCGTATCGTATCGCAGTATCGACGGCGTACAAGCACTTGCGCGACGACTGCGACCACGATGTCGATGTCGACCCGATACCACGGGCAAGTACCACGACGGCGTTATGTGACGAATTGCGGCAGTCACACAGTCGACGCGACGACCCGGTCGTCGCACGTATCGCCCGCGAATTCGGTGTGACACGACCGACTGCCGATTATCACATATTCGGCAGGTGTCGGTGTGACGGTGACGTGCAACCACAGACGCGTGACGAACACTAAAGTCGTGCGACGCACGAATCAGATACAAGAATGTCATTCGGCGATTCGTTTATCAACATACTAACGTCACCGTTGTCGTCGTCAGGGTCGTCGACGACACCGCCGGAACAGACTGCCGGTGCCCGCCGACGCCGACACGAATTCCGACGGCGTCGTGACGGAACCGACGGGTCGGATATCGTCGAAAAACAAGGAATCGACCGGCGGGCAGAAACGTACGGGTTGCTTGAAGACGCGGTCGTCGACCAATCAGGGATTGCGAAGCCGTACGACCCGATATTCTTGCGCGACATTGCGTCGAACGCAATAGTGCAGGCATACGTCGATACCCTGTCGCAAGACGCGGCTTCGGCGTCATGGCAGATTAAGCCGCGTGATTCCGATATGCAGGATTCGTTTAGTGACAAGGAATTATCCGAAGCCGAACGCAATGTGCGAAGCCTGCACCCGGAATTGCCGTTTCGTGACGTACTTGCGGGCACGTCACGGATTCTATTAGAATTCGGCGATTCCTGTTGGGTAAAGCACTACTTTGAAAGACGAAGGTGAACGACACCGCGTCGGGTACAGCAAGGTGCCCGTCGACTTTACGCCGATTACACCGTCATATCAGGAATTGCAGATACTTGAACGTACAAAGTATTGGGTGACGGTGTTAGGTTCCGTGTTCAAGGTTAACCCGTCGTATGCGGGTTTCGACTTCGAAAATACGAACCGTGCGACCGATACGTCACAACAAGAAGCATATGCACAACGCGGATTCAGGGTCTTACTTCGTCAGTTAGAGGAATCAATTAACAGGGGTTTGATATGGTCGGACATATCCGAAGACTTGAAATTCGAATTCGAACGCGAACAGACAGTCGCCGAACGAAAAGACCGTGCCGACTTGATAGAATCGCAGGCAAACGCGGCACGGGCAATTGCGGGTGCAGTCGACGAAGACGCCGACGACCCTGACGGCAAGGTGCAGTACCGCGACGGTCGTATCGTGGTCGAAGACGGTACGGTCGTGCCCGAAGACGACGGCGGTGACGCCGGCGGTGGGTTGTTCATGTCGACCGACGACGCCGGCGACGTGACGAAACAGATACCCGAAGCCGTCTTGTCTGAAATATCCGAAGACAGGTTCGTACCGCCGAAGGGTGCAAAAGAAGCCTGCGAACGTGCCCTTGAACTAATCGACGAACACGGCAGGGAAACGGCGTCGGGTGGTACGCAAGAAGCCTTACAACGGGCACGGCAGATTATCAGGCATTACGAAGACGACGAACCGCTTATCGGCACGAACGACGACGGTGTGCCGTACGTTGTTGAAATTGCGAACTTTCATCGCCGGCACCGGGCACAAGGCAATCACGAATTCGACGCCGACGACCACGACCACCGATACGAAGACAATGGGTGGTTATCCGACCAACTTTGGGGAAGTGACGCCGGCTTCGAATGGTCCGACAGTCTTGCCGACCGAATCGACGAAGTCAGGGAAACCCTGTCGTTGTCGACTGAATGGGACTTGTACGAACCTGCCGACGGCGGTGACACGGGAAACGGCGACGGCGGTGACGGACCCACCGACGGCACAGACGGCACCGTCGTACTGTCCGACGCCGAACTTGTCGAATTCGACCGGCACCTGTTAACTGCACACAAAGACCAGATACAACCGGCGTCGGTCGACGACATCGAAAAACGAACATGGAATCGTGACGATGTCGTGCCGGAATACGTACGCGACGCGGTGAACGAAGCCGTCGACCGTGGTGCCGTGTTCGAACGGTTCGAATCCGTGCCGACCGACTTGCGCGACAGGGTCGAAGACATCGTACAGGAATCACTAACGCAACCGCAAGGGTGGTCGTTAGACAGTATCGTCGACCGAATGCAAGACGTGTTTCCGGGTGCCGACGCCGACGACCTTGAAACGGTGGCACGGACAGAAACGACTTCGGTACTGAACCGTTCGCGTGAAATCGGATATCAAGACCGCGACGATTCGGACAGATTCGTGTACTATTGGCAGGGTCCGGGCGACAGTCGCACGACGGCATTGTGCGAAGACTTGAAGATTGCGACCGGGCAGGAATCGGGTACGCCCGACACCGACTTCGACTTCGTGCCCGGTGAACCTGTCGACATGAAGACGTTAGTTCGATTGGAACGCGAAGCAAGTGAAAACCACTTTCCGAATCTGCAATACCGTCGGCACACACCACACATTAACTGCCGGCACACGTTCGTTCGTGACACGACTGCCGACACCGATATCGACGTGACTGTGCCCGACGCCGAAGTCTTCAATTCGGTCGGCAAGTGTGGGTGCGTCGACGACGACGCCGGCGAATCGTACCGCGACACGGTGTCGAAACTTGCCGACGACCTTGCCCGTTCCGACCGCGAACGGCAGATTGAACGCGCATTAGGTGAATCCATCGTGCAGGCATTACGCACGGCATTCACCGAATCCGGCGGGTCGGTCGAACCGGCGAAACGACACCTGAACAACCGACTGACGCGGTCGTCGTCATACGACGACGACGAACACGGGTTAGTATCGAAGCCGACCCTATACAATTGGAAACGCAAGTACGACGACCGACTGAACGACGTACTGTAATACCCGACACGTTTTTACTGACGGTGTGCCTTGTTCCGGTTGCGGTGTGTCAGACACCGCCGACAACATGGGTCGGTCGGTTGTTCGGTGTGTCGCCCGCAACGAACCGACTGTCGTTGTCGTCTGTGAGCAATCACACACCGCCGGCGTCACACCCGGCGGATTTCTAAAACCTGCAAGGAACGGTTCGGTTCAGGTATTCCCCTGAACGTTTACCGTTCACGCGACGTTTCTGCCGACGATAGTGCTAAACGGTCGGATTACACTAATACTTGAAGGGGCACACATATCGACCGAAGGGTCGTAATGAGTCAGACGATACAGAAACCGTTTGCAGGGTACGACGACTTCGACGCGTGCGTTCGTGACAATACCGGCGAAGTCGACGACCCTGACGCATTTTGCGCGTGGTTACAAGAACGTGCGAAGGTGTTAGACGACCCTGACGCGCAAAATGTACTTACGTCACTAACAACGGAATTCGTGTCGTCTGTCGACACACCTGCACAAGATTCCGAATGGTTGCTTTTCAAAGACGCCGACACACCGCGTCGAAAGGCACGCGAAGTCGAACGACCGTTCGTCTTTCCTGCCGACGACGACGGCTTGTGTCGACCGTGTAAGCAAGAAGACGACCCGTGCGAAGACGGGTGGGTCATGGTCGGCATGAAACCGGACCCTGACGGTTCGGGCGACGAAGTGCCGAATTGCGTGCCCGAAGACGAAGTCGACGACCCGCCGGATTTAGGGTCGACGCGTGCCGGCTTGCCCGACGACTTCGACCCTGACGACTTCGACCCTGACGACATCGGAATGACGGCGAAAGACGCCGATGTCGATGTCACGGCACGGAACGACGACGGCGAAAAACAGATTGCTTACGCGGCAGTCTTGATACCCAACCAACCGGATAAACAAGGTGACGTGATACCACCGTATGTCGTCGAAAAGACGGCACACGAATATATGTCGGAATACCGCAAGATGGATTCCGACCACGACCTTGAAGACGGTGCAGGTACGCCGGTCGAAAGTTGGATACTGAAAGAGGAAACGTCATTCGAAACGCCCGACGGTGAATCGGTGACGTACCCTGCCGGTACGTGGGTCGTCGGCAAACGGTTCGTCGACGACGAATGGAACCGCGTACAGTCAGGTGAATTATCCGGCTTTTCGATATACGGTGCAGGTACACCAATCCCTGTCGACGACCTTGTCGACACGGTCGACAGACGCGCGAAAGCCGGCGGTGACGGCGGTAACAACGACGAACGCACAGACATGGACAACGACGGCACACACCCGATTCAGACTGCATTGCAGTCGGATACGCCCGGTGTCACACTTGCCGAACGCACGGTATCGGCAAAGGCAGAAATGCCCGACGACGACGCCGAAGCCATTGTCGATATGTTACGCGAAGCCAGTAACATAATCGAATCGGCAATGTCAGACGGCGACGGCGGTGACGCCGGCGAATCCGACGACGAAGACGACGAAGACGAAGTCGAACAGTCAGGCAAGAACGACGGCGGTTCGCAATCCATGACAGACGAACACGACGACCCGGAAACGGGCACGGACACCGGCGACGGCGGTGACGATGTCGCCGACGGTATCGACGAATTGAAATCAATGGTGAAAGGTGTCGACGAAAAGGTCGACGACTTCGACGACCGGCTTACGACGGTCGAAGACGAAGTCGAACAACTGAAAGGTGCAGTCGGCGACGACGTGCCGAACGACCGAATCGACGAAGGTGACATCGACGACGACGCACCCGAAAACGACCGAATGAAGTCAGTCGAAAAACGCGTCGATGAAATCGCCGACGCAATCGGCGTCGACGCCGACGCCGACAACGACGGCGGTGACGGTGGCACAGTCGCCCGCAAGGGCATGGTCGAACAGACTGCCGGCGTCGACACCGATTCCGAAGTCGAAGACGCGTACGACGACATCGACTTCGACGACGACGGTGACGACACCGGTTCGACGACCGGGTCGACGAACAACGCGAATCCGCGTCTGAAAGGTGGTGACTGACAATGCGAAACGATTACCCTGAAACGCCGGTGCGTTCCGAAGTCGTAAAGGCAAGTGGTCGACGCGGTGGTCGAATCAGCAAGAAAGAACGAATCGACGCGTACGCGGCTTCGTTCAGTAACCTGCACGAAGTCGTCGAAAAGAACACCGGCTTGCCCGGTGACGAAGTGCTGTATTACGACCCGTTCGGTTTCCAAAACGGCGGTGACCCGACGAACCTGAAAAAGAAGATGTACGACGCCGTGTGGTCCGACGCGTACGACATCTTCAATGCGGCAATCCGCAAGGGTGCGTCGGTTCGGTCGGCAGTCGAAACGGTCGCAAAAGAGATAAACCGACCGTCGTTCAGTCTGCCGATTTTCGTGTCGCCCGATGTCACAGTCACCGACGAACGGCAGACACCGTTTGCCGACATGGTGGCACGCACGGCGATACAGTCAGACGAATACAATGTCGACGAACAGACGGACCACGGGCAAGCCGAACGGTATTACGAACCGGGTACGAACGGCGGTACAGACGAAACGTGGGTCGAAGCCGACGACACCTTCGACACGCATTCGTACAATGTCGTGCCGTACGGTCGGCAGACTTCGGTGACCGATTTCCTGCAACTTGCGGCACAGACGTTACGGTCGTCGCAGGCAATCACAGAGGAAAGCCTAATGCGGTCGCAACGGTTCTATGAGGAAAATCAGGTAATCAGGGGCAACGGCGACGCGTCGAACCTGTCCGGTTTCGACACGAACAGTTTTCCCGGCTTGCCTGATGTCGTGCGTTCCGAATCCGACCAACTTATCACCGAATCCGGCGGTACGTACGGCACGTCGAAAATCCGCGAAGACATCGAATACCTGCGACGACGCGGTGCCGATTACGCCGACATCGTCACCCTTGTCGACCATACGGTGTTTGGTGACTTGAAAGACGATGTCGACGACGTACTGCGATACGACACACCGGGCGACACCGTCGACTTCGGCTTTCAGGCATTGAACATTGACGGTACGCCGGTCATGGAAACGCACGGTGCCCCTGATTCCGACGGCAGTAGGGTCGTGGTGACCCTTGATATGTCGGAAACCGTCATGCCAATGCTACAAGACGCGACGATTCACCCACTTGCGCGAACGACGCCCGAAGAAGACATGGCAATCGACAGTTACGGCACCCTTGCCGTGTCGTCGACTTCGCGCATTCGGTATCACTACAATGTCGGGCAGTAAGAAGGTGTGAACAATGGGAAAAGCAAAAACAGCATTCGGTGACCCGACGCACGACGGCGGTGACATCGACGTGTACGAAACGACGGTGTCGACCGACGGTTCAGGCAACGGTTCGACAACGGTATCGTGGTCCGAAGACTTCGATTCGACGCCGACATTACTGGTTTCGTCGGCGTCGGGCGAAGCCGGGTGGTCGGCAGTCGGCACGTCGCAGGCAACGGTCGACGTATCCGGCGGTGACACAAGTACCGATGTCACCGTGTCGGTCATGGCAATCGGTGACCGATAAGCCGGAACCGACCCGGTGCCGACCCGCCGGTGCAAGACGACACTTATTTATGCACCCGTCTATTAGTGTCGACTGCAATGGTGCGACACACCGACGCCGACGGCGACGAATTGACTAAGGTGCCGGTCGACAGACTGACGCGGCACGAAAAACGTACGGTAATCCCTGACTGCGATTTCATCGTCGTCGGGTACGATTCAAGTTATTCAGACGACGACGTGACGACGAAACGACTGAACGACCCGGTGCGACCGTCAGACCCGTTCGATTCGCGTGCCCGTCGACTGTCCGGGTGGGTAATCGGCACCGACGCCGAAGCCGACCGATACATCGGCGTCGGCGGTGCCGTACACACGTCGGAATCGTCGGGTCGAATCGGAACGACCGAATGGGTTGCGTACCCTGACGCGTCGGTCGACAAGGTCGACGCGACTGTCACGTTCCGGTGTCTTGCAGGCAACTATGCGACGGCGTACGACATCGACGAAGTCGTCGACGACGCAACCGAACACACGGTCGACAAATACAGTTACGACGACGCACAGTCACCGCCGCAAGACGAACGACACGTCGAAGACGTGCAGGTGTCGACCGACCGAACCGAACGCCGTGCCCGTATCGACGTGCCGGTGACCGTGACGGTCGTGCCGGGTCGTGCCGGCGACATCGTCGAACGTGCCCGGTCGAAACTGAACAGTACAAGTCGCGGGTCGTACGACACCGCAATGTGGCAATCGAACCTGCCGGCAGTCGGCGACGACGACAACAAAATCGAACGACAACACAACACGACGATAGTTCGCAAGAACGTTCGGTATTGGATTCAGTCGGTCGACGTGACTATTGAACCGTCGGGCGACAACTGAACGACGCGGGCAGACTTCTTTTCCGGCGACGAATCCCTAAGTACCGCGACGGTGTACCTGCCGGTATGAACACGTCGGGTCGAATCGAAACCGAACTTATCGACGACGACATCGTGTACTGCACGGGCACCGATGTCTTTACGCATATCCGAAACAAGGCATGGTCCGACCTTGTCGAAACGCACCCAACCGACCCGGCACCGGGCGAAGGTACATCGTTGTCGCAGTCGCAGGTGAACGACTTGATTGCCCGATTCACCGAACGGGTCGATAATCAGACAAAGCGGGCATGGAGAAAACGCCGGGTGAACGGGTACGAAGTACGAATCAAGTTCAGGCAACAGGAAAAACGCGGTCGACTGCGACGACGCGGTCGACGCGGTGCCGGTGGTTTCGTGACGAACGCGGGTCGACGCGGCTTCGGTGACTTGCCACACATACAGATTTTCGACATCGACCCGAACGAAGGTGACACGGTAGAAATCCTGAATCCGCGAAACGTGAACGACGTGACTGACAACGAAGGTCGTGACGACGGGCAATGGGTCGTCGACACGCGCAAGGGTGTGATACGACCGAACGTGTCGTTATTCGTGCCGACGGGTCGGCGTCGACGCGGTGCCCGCGACATCGACAACGCACGGGTGCGAATGACGTATCGGTACGGTCGTGAACCGAATGCACAGACGGTCGACGGTGTGCAGGTATCGACTGCCGTGCCCGGTGATATCCGCGACGCGGTCGCATTGCTTACGACTGCCCGACTGATTGGGTCGGACCAATACGGTGAACTTGTGCCCGATTCCGGCGGTGACGAACCGTCGTTGTCGAACGCGGTATCGAACCTGAAAGCCGAAGCCGACGACCTAATCGACGAATACAGACGACCATGACCGACGCAAACGTGACGGTATCGTTCGACACGGGCAAGTTAGACGAACTATTCAGTAACTTGCAGGTGGTTGCGAAGGTTGGGTACACCGCCGAATACGCGGCATACGTCGAATTCCCGACTGAATACACCGGCACGCAACCACCGTTCGAACCGTTGCGCGAATGGGTCGACAGAAAATGGGACGACTTAGACGGTGGCTTGAAAGACGTGCCCCTGACGAACGAAGACGGCGAATCGACGAACATTACGCCCGGTTCACCTGAACACAAAGACGCGGTTGCATGGGTGGTCGTATCGTCGATTGCCGCGACGGGCACCGACGGCGTCTTCATGTTGCGACGCGGTTTCGAAGCCGCGAAACAAGCCGCCGAACAATTCGCCGAATCGTACGCAGGCACCGACGACCCTGACGCGGCACGCAAGATATTCGAAGATACGTTCGACTTCGCGTTTCAACAGTCACAAGACATCGTCGCCGACGAAGCCACAGACAGGGGCACCTTACTGCAATCAGGTTTCGTCGTGGTACAACGCGACGGCGAAACCACCTTCGAAGATGGTGATTCGTGAATGACACAACCAGACGTGAACATGACCGACGCGGTCGTACAGTTGTTAGACGACAATTGGGACAGTAACAACGTACCACGACGAAACCTGATTATCGACAAGTCAGACAGTATCGGCAAGGGCAGGGACATCGGCACGTACGATTACATCGAAGTGTCGATTACGTCGCCGGTCGACATATCGTATTCCGACCTATTCATGTCGACGCAAGACATCGACACCGTCGTCTTTGTTGAAATCAAGTCGTCGTCGGAACAACGACGCGACGACCTATTCGACGAATTCAGACGGATAATCGAATCGCACCGGAAACGCCCGGATACACCGGGTGACCACGACCGAATGATATTCGAAGACGTGACGCCGTTAGACGACAACGCGTTCGGTGCGTTTCTGCACGAAGTCGTAATCGCATTCGAAAGTCGCAGTCGAAACGTCGAAACCTGAACCGGGCGACGAACCGTTAAGTCAGTCGTTCACATATCGACGTGTATGTCGGCACAACCACCGTTCACACGGCACAACGCACAGATTGCGGTTGGTTTCGAATCTGACCACGGTGTGTCGGTGACGCCGGACACAACGTTAGGCAAAATCGTCGACGCCGGCGATATGCCTGACCCAACAGTCGAATGGCAAGAGGAAAGAACAATCGGTGCCGAAAGCCGCGAACTATCAGGCAAAGAACCGGGTCAAAACGCATACGACGGCGGTTCTTTAACCGTCATACCCGTCGACCTTACACCGTTCGAATTTCTGTTCGGGCAAGACGAATCGTCGGGTAAAATCGAAGTCGACAACGCGGCATTGCCGCGTACCATGACCGTCGAAGCCACATATTACGGCACGGGTGGGTCACAATCCGACTTCGTGCGTACCTTCGTCGGAAACGCACCCGACGCCGGCACCATATCGGTCGACAACGAATCACGGCTTACGGTCGACCTTGATTTCATCGCACAAGGTGTCACGACCGGGTCGTCGCCGACCGACGTGTCTGCCGCGTCAGGGTCACCGTGGTTATTCCATGACGCACAGTCGAACCTGTCCCTTGCAGGCACGTCGTACGCACGGGTCACAGACTTCGAATGGGAATTATCGAACAACGTGAATCCGCGACACTACATTCACGACGGCGACGCGCAAGACCCGTTTGAAATCCCATTCGGAAACGCCGACCACGAAGTGTCGGCGACGATTACACCGTCAGACGACCAACTTTATCAAGACCTAATCGGTCGTGACGACGCCGGTACAGCAAGTATCGCATTCGAACGCGAAAATCAAAAACTGACATTCACGTTCGACAAAATCGGATTCACCGAAGCCGGTCACCCAATGGCAGACGAAGGGTCACCCGAAGTCGGCATTACGATAGTGCCCGATACCGGATACATCGAATGGGTGCCGGATACGACGGTGTAATCGACACGGCAGGGTGTGCGTGCCGACGTGCGACGCGCGTGCAGTCGTCGCCGACAGGGTCCGACCAATCGGGCACGTTCGACTGCGACGGCGTCACGACCGACTGTGCCGTTTCTGACGACGACTGTGCAGGCACCGACAGGCACCGACCGACGCCGGACCCGACGCGTTTTGTTTACGCAGTCTGATACAGGGTAATATCGGCGGGTGCCTTTAAGTACCCATGTATTTTGCCGAAACGCCGGATATCGGCAAGTACAGAGTCCGAACTTGCCGAATCCGTTTGAAAAATGAATAGGTGGTATGGGTCGGCGAAAATTCAAACCGACTGTGCGACCGCTTAGACGGCATAGAATCGAAACTGTGTATATGGGCGTATCGGTACTGTACCTGATAGTATTACGGCGACAGTTACTTACACACCCGTCGTTCGCACCGACAAAGACGACTGTGCAGACACGGTCGACCGGGCACCGACACGTTAATACCCAATATCGACGAACCGTGTGGTATGTCTGACGACACACCTGACAAGGTGCCCGAACCACCCGAAGATGTCGCGGATTACGAATTAGGTACTGCCGACGACGCAATCGCCGACGATTCGTCGACGCGTGTTGTGTGGGTCGTCGACCACGAACGCGAACTTAAATGGTGGTTCGAATTGCGCGAACAGGTGCCGGTGCGTAAGAAGGGCAACGTGTTAGAAGACAATGCGACCATGACCGAACAGGGTACGAAGGTGTCGAACGATTATTATATTGATATGCTTGAATACATGGTCGTCGATTGGTCCGGTGCCGACGACCCTGACGCACCCGGCATTCGTGAACTACTGACAAAGGCACCGACCGGAAACGAAGTCGGAAATCCGGTGTTCGAAAAACTGCAAAACGAAGTGCCACCGCCGGTTTCCGACATCGACGAAGCCGAATTAAACGTGTGACGCGGGCGATACGTGGTCGTCGCCCGCAAGACGCCGACGACCTACTAATACACCGTGAAATCGGCGAACAACTATTGCACGACGAAGGTGTGACGCGGCAGGATATACACGGCGTCGACCGAACCGTCGCAATCGCACAGACACGACACGACGCGACTGCGACAGTCAGACGCGTCTTGTCGGCGTTCGGTCGTCGGCAGGTGCAATCGGCGTCGGCAGTCGCGGCAGTCGCGTGTGCCGTCGTCACGGCGTTCACGGGCACCGTCACGGTCGGCATACTTGCCGTCGTCTGTGCCGGCGTCGCAACCGGTGCGAACCGGGCACCCGATTCCGTGTTCACCGACCCGCCGGATACGCACAAGGTCGGCAAGATACGAAGTGACGGCATGACCGGCGACGAATTCCGACGCCGGCTTGCGATAGTGCAAGAACGCAAGAAGTACGAACAAGAGCAACGCGAAAAAGAACGGAAACGACAACGCCGGCGGGCGAATCAACAGAATAACCGACCCTGACGGCGTCGACCGCGTCGGGCACCGTACGCATAAGTCGGTCGGACACCGTGTTTTCAGGTAACAATGGTTCAGATTGGAACGATAGAATATCAAGCAAAAGTCACGGGTGCCGACGAAGCCACCGAAAAGACGCAGGAATTACAGGAATCGCAAGAACGGTTAGGTGAAACGACGGAATCGACATCGGGTCGAATGCGTGGGTTTACCGGCGTCATTCAAGACACCGGCGACGAAGCCGAACAGACGGGTCGACAGACGGGTATCATGGACAACAAGACGCGTCTGTTGGGTGGTACGATTACGTCGGCGATTGCGTCGGTCGGTGCCTATATTGCGGGTCTTGCCGGATTGGGTGGTATCATGTCGACCCTGTCAGGTGCAATCGGTACAGTCACGGGTGCCCTAAGTGGTCTTTCGCTTTCGGGAATCGTCGGGTCGGTAATTGGTGCCTTGAAGGGTTTTGCGGCATGGCTTGCGGCAGGGTCGGCGGGTGCCCTTGCAGTCGCCGGTGCAATCGGTGCCGCAATCGGGTTGTTCGGTGCATGGATTTTACACGTCACGGGTGCCTTAGACGCAATCAAGGGATTCGGCGAATTCGTCGCCGGAATACTGCCCGGATTCGTGAAAGACGGAATCTTGCAGATTATGTCGATATTCATTGCACCACTTGCCGCGTTAGGTGGCTTGATAATCGGATTTTTCGAAGACGGGTTTAGTGGTGCAATCGACCGGGCAACACAGATTATGAACATATTTATCGGGTCATGGCAACGGCAATTCGACCGGGTCGTCGGCGTCGTCATGGGTGCAGTCGACTTTATTGCCGGCTTGTTCGACGGCGTAATCGGCGGTATCGTATCCGGGTTTCGGCGTATCGGGTCGTTCGTCGGCGGTGTCGTCGGCGGTATCCGGTCGGTGTTCGCAAGTGGCTTTGCATTCTTACGCGGATTGTTCAACAATTACGTGTCGTTCGTGGTCGGTATCTTCAACAGGGTACGCGGTGTGATTGCGACGGCGGTGACGGCGATACAATCACGGTTCGTCGGTGCGTTCAATACCGTAATCGGTGTCGTGACGGGTGTGTTCAATCGAATAATCGGCGTCGGTCGACGAATGTTCGGTATCCTTCGTTCCGGTGTGCAGGCATACATCGGCGTCGTGACGGGTGTGTTCAATCGGGTGCGTAACACAGTCGCAGGTGTGTTCAATCGAATCGTCGGCGTTTTTCAGTCGGCAATCGGCGTACTGCGTTCAGGGATTCGGGCATACATCGGCGTCGTGACGGGTGTGTTCGACCGCGTCGTCAGTACAGTCACGGGCGCATTCGACCGCGTCGTCGGCGTCTTCGAATCTGCAATCGGCGTACTGCGTTCAGGTATTCAGGCATACATCGGCGTCGTGACGGGTGTGTTCAATCGCATTCGGCAGGTGGTAAGCAACGTGTTCGGTATCGTACGCGGTCTTGCGTCGTCGGCGTTCAATGCCGTACGCGGTACGATTACAGGTGCGTTCGACCGAATAATCGGCACGGTTCGTTCGGTCGGTAACACGATTCGGTCGATATTCAGTACAGTCACGTCTATCGTGCCCGACTTCTTTGAAGACATGGCAAGTTCAGCAATCGGATTCGTCGAAGACATCGGGTCGGCAATGACCGGGTCGGTGCGAACGGCGTTCAATTCGGTGGTTCCGGGCGAAGTGTCGATACCGTCTGTGACTTTGTCGGCACCGGATTGGGCAGGTGGTATGTCAGTCACAATCGGCGGGCAGTCGTTAGACTTGCCGCAACTGAACACCGGCGGTATGATTCAGGAAACCGGCGTCGCGGTGGTCGACCGTGGTGAAGCCGTGATACCCGAACCGATAGTGTCTGCCGCAAGTAATGGCGAATCAGGTGCCGGCGGTGCCGGGTCGACAGTCACGAATGTCGAAAACGTATCGGTAAACATCGACGGCGGTAACTTCGACCCGTCAGACATGAACAGACGCGAACTTGAAGACTTCGCCGAACAGATATCGCAGGCAATCGGTCGCAAGACGAACAGTCGTTCGGGTGTTCGGTAACAATGTCAGATACCGAAGTCGAATTACGACGCAACGACGGTTCAGAAATATTCGTACTGAAAGCAAGCCGTGTCGAAACCGAAGTATCGAACGGGTTGGTCACCGATTCGATAGTGTCGGGAATATCGCGTGAAATATTGGGTGGCAAGTTCGTCTTAGATATACGGCAATGGCAGATTGATTTAGACATTCAGGGTATGGATTCGTCGGATTACCCGAATAGTGGGTCGTATTCCGACGACGATTACGGATTTTATAACGAACTTGAACGTGCGTCGTTAGAATGGGGTTGGGACAGACAAGACGGATTCGACGAATTGTATTACGACGGGCGAAGTCTAAACGGCGTATTCACGAATCTGAATCTTGTCGAAGACGTATCGTCACGACCGGCACGACAGTACGACGCGTCTATCGAATGGACATACTTAGACGTATTTATCAGTTAGAACAACAACACAACCATGCCTTACCGTGTACGCGTCGACGGAACGGTCGCAACGCAGGTAATTAGCGTATCGTACGATAAACCAGATTCCGGCGGTATCGGCGAAGCCACAATCGAAGCCGGAAACACGCAACCGAACCGTGACTTATTCGAAGCCGGTGCGACGGTCACAGTCGAAACGCCGGACCCTGATAATCCGAACGTGTACCTGAAAGATTGGGTCGGCGAAGTCACGTCGAAGCCGTCGAACGCGTCGAAAGATAACCTGACGTTAACCGTGTCTGCCGAAGGGTCGTCGACGGCATTAGAATACGGAACGGTCGACCGACCGTTTATCGAAGTGACGAATTCGGAATTGATAGAAAAAGCCGTCGCCGAACAAGCCGACCCGAACAAGAACACGATACAGATACACGAAGGGCAGACAACGACAGGGTGGTCGCACAACCTGCAAGACTTCGAATTGATGGATTCGGCGACAGACGTGATACAGGTGGGTGACAATGCGTTATACTTCGGTTTCCGTGCCGGCGGTACAGGCACATACTTCGCCGAATACACCGACTTTTCGGGCATACCTGCGAAACGCTTAGAACGTATCGAAACCCGGCTTCTTATCGCCGACAAGGGTGATAACTTCGACGGCTTCGTGTACGTTGTCGACGACGCCGGCGTCGAATACAAGTGGGAATTGCCCCTTGCCGGTCGTGCCGAAACCCGAACGTACGAATTGCCGGTCGAAGACGCGGATATCACGACCGACAACGACCACCCTGCCGGCACGTTGCGATACGAATTTGTCACAGACGGGAATATACCCGACGAACGTGCCTTTATGATAGATTCGGCGTCGGCAATCACGTTCGAAACGGTCGACCGCGACACGAATATCACGACGAACGTGGTGCCGACATCGGGCGAAACGACGCGACGGCTTACCGGGTCGATTCTTGAAATCGCCGACAGACTGTCGACCGAAGACGGATACACGGCGTACGTCGACGAAGACAACGTACTGAACTACAAGCCGTCAGGGTCCGAATCGTTCGATATTCCAATCGACGAAGACGCCGGCACACCGGCAGTCGTCGACTTCGAAGTCGACCGCGACTTCAATGTCACAAACGTCGTCACGATACAGGGTAAAGGTGACATACGGGAAACTTTTGAATCGTCGCAGTCGATTGAATTCTATGGCAGTCGGTCACCGAAACCCGACGCAATAGACGACCCGTCGATTCGCACGTTCGAACAGGCAAAACGGCGGGCACGCGGATACCTGCAAGACAACGCGTTCGACGACGGTGCAATCACAATCACCGTCGCCGACGAACGGTTCAAGAAGGTCGAACCGGGCACCCTGTTGTCGGTGACATGGTCGTCTGAAAATATCGACGGTGAATACGTCGTGTATTCAGTCGGTCGAACCGATGTCGGATACGTCACCCTAAGTCTATCGGGCAACGTTAGTCTGTAAGCAATGGTCCGAAGTCTTGAATCAATCGTCGGCGAAACGCGAAAGGACTTAGATAGAACGCAAGGTCGGTTCGTCGCAGTATCGTCACAACAAGAACGTGCCCGGTTCTATGGTCGGCAGTACGTGCAGTTAGATGTCGACACGACACTATTCACACGACCGTCGGGCACGACCGACCCGTTCACCGAAGTCGGGCAGACACGGTCGTCGGTGGTATCGACGCGACGCGGTCGTGAACTTGTCGCGGCTTCGACGGCGGGCGACGGGTCGGTGCCCGACAAGATTGCATACGGTGACGGCACCGGCGACGACGCCGACGTGACAGACACGACACTAAGCAACAAGACCGGCGACGTGTCGGCGACGGTATCGGCGACGGGTAAGAACGTACGCGTCGAATCCGACCCGATTGCGGCACCGTCGTACATCGACAACGGGTACGAAGTCGGCATTATCGACGACGGCGGTGCCTTGCTTACACGCGAAGTCTTCGACGCAACCGGCGTCGACCCGTCGAACGACGACGTAAAATTCGAAACCGAAGTCACGATATCGGGTCGTGCCCGTGGTACGTCGCAATGGGTGGCACCGTACGCGTTCGAACAGATTGCCGACGCGGTCGTGTCGACCAATCCTGCCGACCCGTTCCGTGCATTCGTGTATTCCGACACGCAGGATACGATACAGGATTACGACCAACTGCCGAATGAAGTCTTGCGGCAGTCGGTGACGGTGGCACATGACGGCACGTCTGTCGTCGTGACGGCGTCTGTGCCGGATTCGGCGGTATCCGGCGGGTCACCGTACGACATCGTACAGGTGGGTGTTCACGACGATTCGAACCGGCTTGTGTGGCTTGCCAACAGTCACGCAATCACAGTCGACGACCGTGGTTTCGTCACGCAGGCACAAGTCACGGTGCAATAATTTAACCACCTGCCGACCCTGTCGTCAGGTATGTCGAACTTGCTTGAATCGACGAAGTTAGAACGGTTGCGCGTGGTCCGTGACGCCGACCTTGTCGACAGGTTCGAATCCGGTGCCGTCGAAGTGCAGTTAACGCCGGGTGTGACCGAAACGTCGATTGCCGATGTCATATCGGACAATATCACGGTCGACCTAACGCCGGCAGTAACCGAATCGTTCGGCGTCGGTGGCACAGTACAGACGGTGAACGTGCCCCTGACGCCGGCGGTGACGGAAACGGTGACCGACGCGACGGGTGTGTACCTGATTACGATTACAAGCCGAACACAACAGGCACAACCCGGTGAAACCGTCGACGTGAATGCCGACGTGACGAACGACGCCGACTTTGCCGCGACATCGGAAAGCATACCCTTAGAAGTGAAAAAATCGACCGAATCCGAATCGGAATACGCACAAGAAGGGTCCGTATTCATCGGCGAAGGTGACATACAACCCGGTGACACAAAGTCGTTCACATGGTCGTGGTTCGTCGACAGTAATGCCGATACCGGAACGTACGACTTGCGTATCAATTCCGACGACGACACCGACACGACGACCACCGACATCGTTGCCCCTGACTTCGCAATCACAATCACCGGCACGAATTCGCCGGTCGTGCAAGGGTCCGACCTTACCGTCGACGGCGACTTGTCGAACAACGGCGACGGCACCGGCGACGTGACTGTGCCCCTTGAAATAAAACCCTTCAATGATTCCGAATCGGCATACACACAAGAAGATTCAGTCTTCTTTTCGCAGGTGTCACCGAACACAACAGTATCGGACACATGGACATGGTCGACGCAATCGTCGACAACGGCACAAGATTACGACGCGCGATTAACTGCCGACGACGATACTGCCGTGTCGACGGTGACGGTATCCGCAATACAAACAATCGACGACTTTGAAGACGGCGACTTGTCGGAATATTCATTATCTGATGTCGGCGGGTCGGCGTATGTCGACGTAACAAGTGACGCGGCAAAGACCGGGTCGTTCGGCATGGAACAGAGTAATAACTCTGCCAATGATTCGCCGGCTGCAGGTTCTTTTCCGGGTGACGGATTGCCGATTTACCCACAAGAAGGTGACACAGTCGAATGGTGGGTAAAACACATCGACCCGAACGCTGGACCTGTCGCAGTATTTCAGGTGCGTGCAGAATCAACAAGTGAAAACGTCGACTGTCGGTTATCAGCGAATATTCAAGGCAGAGATGAAATATTTCTTAGGCATTGGGACGGGTCGCAAGTAACTACATCTAACGGTTTGAATCCCGGCTTATCCCACCCTGAATGGTACAAGTACAGTCTTGATTTTGTATCTGGTGCCGTCGAACTACGTGTGCAAAATAATTCGGGTGTGAATGTAGGAACACTTAATATTTCCCCATCTATTAATGACCGCGACGATTGGGGAATAAATCTGACCTTGTTTAGTGATGACACGGCAATTTGTTACTTCGACGATATCGTTAAATTATAAAACTATGTCGCAATCTGGATTATTCAAACGGTCGTTCGCAAAGGACTATTGCATGACGGCGACAACGCACAGATATGCCGAATGAAGTCACGGACAACGGCGAAGAATGGGTCGTCGATTCGAATTTAGACGGGCAGTCGGTCACCGTCGGGTTATACAATCAGGTGAACGATTCGTTAGACGACACGTCGACCGAATCCGATATTACGACCGAACCGACCGGGTCGGCATACAGTCGGCAGTCGTCGTCGGTGACGACAAGTGCCGATGTCGTCGGCGATTCGTACGGCTTCGAAAACGACAGTACCCTGACTTTCGACACGTCGGATTCGTCACAGACGGTCGACCATGTGTTCATATTGGGCAATGTACCGTCGATATCGGGTGACGAACTTGTCGCAATTGCCGCGTTAGACAGTACGCGCAATCTTGAAGATTTCACAGAAATCAAAATCGAAGTCGGGCAACTGACGTTAGTTGCGGAATAGGCGCGACGTATAAACAACATAACAGACAGTACGCGAACCTTTAGGTTCCGGGTGCCTTGAAATCAGGCAATGGTGCAATCAGTCGTTGCCAACCTTGCCGTGTGGGTAATCGCATTCGGCTTCGGGTCAATTTTCAGTTGGCTTGTGTGGCTTACAGTCAGGCACTATCGGTATGCGAAACCCGCATACGAAACCCTTGCCGGAACGGAATTAGACGAAGGGCACTTACAATCGACAGACGACCGCTTTGAAACCCTTGAACAGTCGAATTCGACCTTGCGCGAACGCGTCGACGGCGTCGAACACAAGGTCGACGAAGTCGACAACAAGACGGACAGGAATTACAGACTTCTAAAGAAGATTGCAGACAAAGCCGACATCGACACAATCCTGTTTCGCGGGTCGTCGGCAGATTCCGAATCGCCCGCCGATAGTGACGATTAAACAGTCGGCACAGACTGCACCCATTCGGCGAATGTGACGGCGTCGCCGGCGTCACGACTTTCGGTGAACGTGTACCCTTTATCGGTACTGTGTAGGTCGTCGACGGGCACGACGAAGTCGCCGACGTAATCAATATGTACGAACACGATTGGTTCAGACGCGGTCGAATCAGCATACCGACGAAGTGCAGGTACTTCGGAATTATCCAATCTAACCCTGTCACGACCGGCTTTCACTTCGACGGCGAATTCCCGAACGACCGACCCGGAAACATACCAGACGTGCAAGTCGGGCAAGTCTTCGCGTGTCGCCGACCCTGACGACGGCATACGAACGGCGACGAACGGTTCGACGGCGTCGACACTATCGACACCGACGCGGTCGATGTCGTCGGCGTCGGCTTCGGAATCAGTTGCACACAACGCGTTTCGATAATTTCTTTCCCACCTGTCACCCTTTGTCGAAGACATGGTATCGTGAACATTGAACGGGTGACCGATACGCGTGTCGGTGCCGATTGCGGTGTGTGTGTGCAGACGGTGTCAGACGGTACGGTGCAGATTCGACGGATTCGTCGAATCGCAAGACATCGGGTCGGTGACCCGATTAGGTGGGTCGGTGAACCGACCCACCTGTTACTACTTACTACTTTTACAGTACAAACTAAGTAGTAAGTAGTGTCGGCTTGCACACAAGACGCACAGTTAGTACAATCTTAATCGAAACAACCGGCACGTATTTACAACAGGGTACAAAACAGAAATCTGCAATGGGTGACACCAAACAACCGACGCCGATAGACGCCGACTTGTACGACAGGTTCGTTCGGTACGTCGAAGACAGGCACGGGCAACGACGCGGTGTCTTGCGTGACGAACTTGAAAACGCAATACGGCAGTACATCGACGCCGACCGACCGACCGATGAAATCGCCCGGTTAGAAAACGATGTCGCAACGATTCAGGCACAATTGTCGCGGCTTGAAGACGCGGTCGTCGTCGATTGTGACGGCGGTACAGACACCACACGCACCGTTTCACGACCGTCGCACACACACACCGGGCAGACTGCACGGGTCGACCCTGACGGCACGTCTGACGCGTCTGTCGGCGACTGTGACGCCGGCACAGACGACGCCGACGACAGTACCGACGACGGCGGTTCCGACTTCGACCCTGACGACGTACCACACGCAAAGGCACCGAAACGCGACAAAGCCGAATACATCGCCGAATACCTCTTGCGAACCACCGACGACGCGGTCGCAGTACCGCGTGCCGTACTGACGAACATAATAGACGACAGGTGGTCGTTCGGTGACCGTGCCCGCGAATCCCTGATTGAACGCGTCGTCGACAAGTACAACGCAGTCGTTGCGAAGCCGGCAGATACGGGTGACGGGTCGGCATGGAAAATCGTAATCGGTCGAACCGAAGACGCGGTCGACGCCGAAGTCGCCGACATCGGCGACAGGGTGAAACAGACGACGTATCGCAAGGCACGCGACGGCGGTGCGTTCAGTAATCAGTAATATCGCCGAAGGTGGCAGGGTCGACACCGTCGAACCACCTGTCGAACGGAACGGCGACATCGACAGGCACGACGACCCATTGTTCACCGCGTTTCTTGCGGTCGTCTTCGAAGACTTCGTCATTCGACCCTGCCGCAAGGATTGCGACCGGGTCGAAGACAAGGATATCGTCACGAACGCGAAGACAGACGAAGCCGTCACGGACTTGTGCCCTACCTGCGACGCGTTTCATAATCGACACCTGCGACGCGTCGTCGTCACGGTACGACGACCTTGCGGCACAGACAAGTTCGTCACCACGCACCTGAACGACGAATGCCCATTGCCCGACATCGTCTTCGTATCGGTGTCGAATCCGCGTGTCGCGGCTTTTGAACCAGTCTTCGAAGTGCCCCAATATCGACCCGGTCATGTGTGAATCACCGCGACACCGTCAGGGTCGACGACGATAATTCGGTCGGTGAACGGCGACGGGCCATTCGACACGGCGTCGGTGGCAACAAGCAACGCGTCGGTATCTTCGACATCGTCAGATACTTCGACGATTGGGTACTGCCATGACACACGGTCGTCGACGAACGCACCGTCGAACTGACTGACACGGAACCTATCGTCGTACCACGAACGCAGGGATTCGACGACCGACGACGGCATAACCCACCGTGCAGTATCGTACCCTGCCGATTCAATCGAATGCACGGCGTCGTCGAAGGTTTCCCGGTCGAATCCGTCACAGTCGAATTCGTGGGTTGCTTTCGATTGCAGGGTATCGACTGCCCGCCGGTTCGTCTTTCGAACGACGGATTGCGGCACGGTCAATTCAGCATTGAACGACACTTCGCAGTCGCCGATATCGAAGCCGTCACGACTTCGCACCCGTTCGTCAGTCACGTCGACATCGAAGCCGGCGATATTGTCGTACGTGCAGTCGTCAGTCGTGCCGATAGTGACATCGTCGACCGACCAACAGACGACGCACCCGGTATCGTCACACACCGGGCAGGATTCGTCGACCGTCATGTGCCCGTACCCTTGTTTGCGACGACTGCCGATTCGACCGGCGACGATTCGATACGGTTTATACGTCGACATTCGGCACACCGAACACGCACCGGCGACACGTTTTTCGGAAACCATGTCGTGACTGTGTGGTCACAGTCGTCGGCGTCGCACGGTTCACGGAATTTCAGGTATTCAGGCATGGTTATGCGTCGATTTTGTTGCGAACTAACGCGTCGACGATGTCTGACTTCGCCGGCGTCGTGCCGACATCAAGGTCGTGCGACGCGGCAAGTTCTTTCAGACGGTTGTAATTCATCGTTCGGTACTGAACGCGACGGCAGTAATCACGCACGTCGTGAACACGGGCAACGACTGTATGCTTACTGACGCCGGCGGTATCGGCGACTTCTTGCATGGAAACGTCGAAACGGTGTCGTTCAGCAACGACATAGAAGACACCGCCGGCGGTTCCGGTCACCTTCGTCGACGTGACGAATTCCGGTTCGTCGGCGACGACTGATTCGGCGACGCCGACCGCGTCGTCACGCACGTCGTCAGGTACGCGGTCGATGTCGTCGGCGATTGCGTCGACAAGTTCGGGCAAGTCGTCGGCGTCGTGCATTGTCCAATCGTGTTCGTCGGTGCAGTCGATAATCGGTCGGTACTGGTTTCGGATTGTTACGGGTGACACGTCGACGATGTCGGCGACTTCGTATTGCCCGATATCGGCGTCGGTGACGACCGAAGCCGCGTACACGACCGACGCGGCAAAACCGGAACGCGACTTACCTGACTGCAAGCCGGCGTTCGTTGCGTCGGCACACAGACGAAGGGCAGTCTGCCGGAAACCGTCGGGCACCCGGCAGACATCGGATACGTCGTCGACGAATCGTTTTACGAACGCCGACGGGTCGTCGACGTGTAAGTCGAAGGGCATAGTGTCGGCGATACGTCGCGTGTCGTTCACGACAGTATCGGCGTCGACATCGTCGTACTGCGACGCGTCGGCGACTTCGCCGGGTCGAATCGGCACGTTATTGATACGCGCGACGGCGTACACGATACCGGCGTCACGGTCGGCGAAACCACCGTCGTTCGGCAGTTGGTCGTCTAACTGTTCGGCGAAGTCGATATCACCGTCGTCGAAGCCGACGGAATCGGCAAGACGGCGAAGGGTCGGCGGGTCGGTTTTTGCACCTGACATCGGTGCAGGGTACGCCGACGGCAGGTAAAAACGTGTCGGCATTCACCGACTGCCCGGTACAAGCCGACACATTTTTATACACGGGTACGCAAGTATGGGTATGGTGCGACACACCGACGCCGACGACGAATCGCCCGCCGACATCGACCCGACGACGATGTCGACCGACCAACTGATTCAGTACATCGACCGCGTCGCACAGACTGCCGCGAACCTGCCCGACGGCGAATACGCCGAACCTGTCCTTACCGCGAACGCCGAAGTCGCAATCGCCGAACTAAAGTCGCGCAATCCGTACGGCGTCGACCGCGACGACACCGCCGACGCCGACGACCACCTGAACGCCGACGACCGCGAACCGACCGACGCCGAACGCGGATTCGGCGACACCGTCGACGCGTTCGAAACGGCAGTCGCCGACGCGGTGACCGACGGCGGTGACACCGACCCGGTCGAAGCCAAAGTCGACGCACACTCCGACGCCGACACGGAACACTTCTTGCGCGACGCCGAACCGGAACAGTACGACATCAAGATTCGGCACGACGGGTCGATTCGAACGGTCGTCGAAGACGGCACCGTCGTTCACAAGGTCGTCGAACAGTATTCCGACGACGCCGACGGTGAATCGTTGTCACACGCACCGCCGACGTGCCCGGTTCACGACGGTCACCGGAACCGCGAACGCACCCGTGTCGACGACGACGGAATCATTCGACTGCGATACACCTGCGACGGCGACGACGGCGACTGCCCCTTCGACGCAACTATCGCATTGCGTGCAGGCACGGCGGGCGACGATGTCGACGACGGCTTGCCGTCATACGACGACCCTGATTACGAACGACCCTTGTGGTATCGTGCGACGATACCACACGACTTCGACGACGAATTCGACGCGGCTTCGTATTCCGACCTTGTCGACGCGTCGGACAACAACCGAACCGAAGTCGCACAGACGTTTCGCCGACTGTCCGTGAACCGAAACGTCGAACGAATCCGCGACGCGGCTTACAACAAGGCACAGTACAACGACGACGGCAAAAAGACCGCCGACAGGTACATCGACACGTTCGACTGTGCCCGTTGCGGTGACACGCACGACGCCGGTGCCGAACACGACCACCCGGCACACGACGACCCGGTGTGTATCGACTGCAAAGACGACCGCGTGTGGTCCGTCGACGACGCCGACGTGCCCGACGATGTCGCCGACGTGTTCGACGAATACGCGTCGGTGACGCCGACGAAGGTTCGGTCGTTGCTTACCGATGTCGCGTGGTGGCAGGAATTCATTGCGTCGGCACGCGAAGACGCGTCGGGCGACGGCGGTATGTTCACCGTGAACACGTACGACGACGATGTCGACCCTGACGATATCGCACCGTGCCCGACGGGTAAGCAAGGTGTTCGCAAGGTGCAGGGTCATGGGTCACCGGGCACGGGTTTCCGTCGACCCGACGGCTTCGCACACGGCGACGCACACTTTCGAACGGTCATTCGCAAGGCACGCGAAGTCGGCTTGATTGAACGCGTCGACGGCAATGACGACGCCGACTTCGACGACCCTAATGCCCGGTGGGATATCACCGACAAGGGCACCGAAGTCTTGCACGAACTTGCGGTGTGCCCGTGGTGTGGTGACCGACTTCGACCGACCCTTCGCGTTCACACCTACAAAATCAGTCGATACAACACGACGACCGACCGCGAACTAACCTTGCGGTGCCCGTGTGGGTGCCGTGATTCCCGAAACGGGTCATTCACGACCCTGCACGACAAGTACACCGACGACTGACGCGGCAGGGTCGTCACGACTGACGGCGTACGGTACGCGACGTTTCTTTTCCTGATTCGACCCATACGGCACGTACGACTGCGACGGCGTCACGACCGACTGTGCCGTTTCTGACGACGACTGTGACGCCGACTGTGCAGACATCGACAGACACCGACCGACACACGCGGGTCACACCTGCCGGTGGCAATGTCCGGCCCACCATTCACCCAATCACCGACACGGTTTTATACCCGCCGAAACAATCGTCGACCGTGGTGACCGACCCATGACCAACCCCTTGCGGCAAGCCGTCGACGAACAGTTAGAAAAAGGCATACCCGACGACGAACGCGAAACAATCGACAACAAAGAACGCGGTTGCGGGCACTTGAAACCGAACGCGGCTTACGTCAGGTGTGACGTGTCTGCACTTTCGGCACCTGACGGCGACATACCACGATTCGTCGAATTAGACGACCCGGTCGAATACAAGGAATACACCGGCAAAGGTGCGATTATACCCGGATACCGACCGTTTCCGGGCAACGCGTTCAGTCTGCACTACATTGCCGACGGTGGTACGACGACACCGTCTGACGACATTCCCAACCATATCGACCGACTGTCGCGGTTCGGCTTCGACGGGTCACACTTCGGCGATATCACGTCGACGCGGGCAATCGACCTATTGATGTCCGTGGGTAAGAGCAATTGGGAAACGCCCGAAGATTACATCGACGAATGCCGTGAACGCGGCTTGAACCTTCGAATTCCCGTGTCGTCGAAACAACAACCGCCGGTAATCGAACCGTTGCGTACCCGTGTATGGATAATTCACCCACACGGTGCAGGTGAAAACCGACCGGCGATTATCGGGTACAGTTACCTGACGCGGTGCGTGTTCACGACCGGAACGCGGGCAACGCCCGACGACCCTGACTGCCCGCAATGGGCAGTCGACTTTGCGAAGACGGGTCGGCTTGATATCGTCGACCGTGGTGAACCGATATCAGACGACGACGCGACTGCAAAGGCACACAAAGCCTTGTCTGACTTCGACGGCGACACCGGCGACGATACCACCGACGACGGCGACGGCGGTGACGACGCGTCTGACGACCCTGACGCCGGCACAGACGACGCGGTCGACGGCACCGACTTCGACACCGCGACGGTCACAGTCGCCGACGACGACGGGCACGGCGACGTGTCAGGGTTAACCGTGCAATTCGGTCGTGACGACATCGACCGACAGGTTCGTCGACAGTCGTTCGACGCGGCAGTCGACGGCGTACTGAATTACAACGCTTTGAAGGTGATTGCGTCGAACCGCGACGAAGTCGACGCCGGTGCGACACCGGACACAGACGACCTAATCGACGCAATCGTCGACGACGCAACCGGCGTCGTGCCGGCGTATCACGACCAAAACGACACCGACGACAACTGACAACATGGCATTGAAATTACCCGACGGTACGGTAATCGACGAATCGGATATCGAACGCGGTGACGTGTGCGACGGTGCAGGGTGTGACCGATTCCTGACTGCCGACGACAACGGGCACGAAGTCGACATCGGGCACTTTGTCGGCGAATACGTACAAAACCAAAATTCGCCGGCACCGTCGAACACGAAAGCAACGGTGTGCGACGACTGCGTGAAACGAATCCTGAACGAAACCCTGTCGGTCGACGCGACTGTGCCGAATATGCCGACAGACGACGCCGACACGCATTAACCACCGGCGCACGCCGGTTCGTTTGGGGCACCTTAGCAAAGTGGTCGACTGCACACGGCTTAAGACCGTGCGTCGCAGGACTTCGCCGGTTCGAATCCGGCAGGTGCCACTTTCCGACCACGCGGTCGGCGGGTATCCGACCCGCAATTCGGACCCACCGAACAACCATGCCACCCGAAACAGGTTCCGACGGCGAAGTAACCGTCGACACGATAATCGACTGCGACGTATGGGACAGTATCGCAAACGGATTGCAGGCAATCAATCGCTTCGAAACCGTCTTCGAATTCACACCTGACGGTTTCGAAAACAGAAGTGTCGACGCGGCAAACGTCGCAATGGTCCGACAGACGGTCGACGCCGACGACTTCGACCATTACGACGTATCCGGCACGTTCCGGTTGGGTGTGAATATCGAACGGTTCGGCGACGTAATCGGCAAGGTCGACGCACCCGTACACTTGTGGTACGATTGGGACAATTACGAATTCGTAATCGAAGCCGGAGAAATCGAATTCCGAATGGCGGGTCTTACCGTCGATTCCGTCACCGGGTCACCGTTCGACGTACCGCCGGCAGACAAAGACGGGTACGTCGTCGACTGCACAGTACCGACAGACAAGTTCGACCGTGCCGTCGACGTGACTGACATGGTGACCAACTATTGCACATTCACGTTCGACGACGATTCGGCGTTCACGGTGACGGGTGACGGCGACACCGATTCAGTATCGGTCGACATTCACGACGCCGACGACTTCGCGTACAACGACGACGGCACACCGGACACACGCGTCACGGTAAAACAGTCACTATCGTACCTGCAAGACTTCGTGTCGATAATCGACGCCGACACGTTCCGTATGGTAACCGGCGACAATATGCCATACCACGTATGGACAACGCGACACGACACGATAGACACGAAGATAATGCAGGCACCACGATTACCAAAATCAGCATGACCGACGCCGACGGCGGTACTGTCGACGGTGACGGTGACGGCGACGACCACGACGACCGAACGGTGAATCGGAAAGTGCAACCGAACGCCGGCGAAGCCGACCCTGACGCACCGACGCACGACGACGCCGGCGACGCGGTCGACGAAACTGACACGCACGACGACGGCGACGACGTACTGACGGCAATGTCGAAGACACTATCGACGACAACGACCGGCATTGTCGACGCCGTGCCACCGGCACGAACGACCGTCACGGCAGGATTATACGGCACCCTTGCGGTGGGTGCCTTGTCCGTCGCGTACGGCACGACGGCGGTGTCGGCGTCGTTCGGCGGTGTTCACGTCGGCTTAATCGTCGGCGGTGCGTTTGCTTTCCTGTACGCGTTCGCAATCCTTGCAGTAATGCAACGGGTGACACAATGAAACACGAAACCGAAACTGTGAACGGAACGGAATACCCGGCACCGGGTGACTGGTCGGTCAATTGGGTCGAAGGTGACGTACTGTCGTACCGACACGGTGCCGACGACGGCGACGACGACCGGATACACGACGGGTCGACGGCACACGTCTTCGTGCAACCTGACGGCTTCGGTGTGCCCGATTACCGAATCGACATCGACAACGAACGGGTTGCGACAGTCGACGGCGACGACTTCGACGACCGCGACGCATTGTTCGACCGAATCGGCGATATCCTGACTGAACACGGACCCAAACAATGACACGGAAACCGACAGATTGGAACAACTTACGCGTCGGTGTGCCCCTGTCGTATCGTACTGCCCTAACCGTCGCGGCAATCCTGCCGAACCTGCCCGAAGACGAATCGCTAATCGTCTTGCGGCAAGGCAAACGGTGGCACACAGACGCCGACACGTTAGACAAGTTCAGACGGCGACACGACCCGATACCGGGCACGACAGACGTGTACCGCGTGACGACAGACGATTCGGCGTCGGGTCGCACCACATGGGTCGACCCGGAACCACACGGCACGCTGTCGTACAGACTGAAAGACGCCGACGTAATCGAACTTGTGCCCGCCGACGACGCCGACGAATCGACGACCGACCACCTGCCGTTTGCCGACGCGTTCGACATCGTGCAGGGTCTTGAAGCCGGTGACCGAATCGAAGTGACGTACGCACACAAGTCGCGTCACTACAAAGACGAATACGACGAAACCACGACGGTCGACGTGTGGGTCACCGAAGCCGTGACGACGACCGACGACGACGGTGCCCCTGCCCGAATCCGACTGCAAACGAACGCGACGGCACCCGACGCCGATTACGACGGTTCGACGCGGTACGTTCGTGCCGACGGCGACACCGTGCCCGTGTTTCTGCACAAGTCGACGGGTCCGTCACGCAAACACAATACGCAGTTGGGTCGTGTCGACGACATCGACATCGTCGACGACGGCACCGACGACGCCGACAACGCCGATATGCCGTCGCCGGGCGACACGTTCGTCGGCGTTCACAACGACAAGGTTTACACCGTCGAAACCGTCGACGACGCGTCGTTCGACACGGTCGTTCGGTACGACAACGGTTCGGCAGACACTATCGACGACTTCGTCGAATCCGTCGAATCCGGTGTCTTCGTTCCGGTGGCAGACACGGCGACGGAAACGTGCCGTCGTGTCTTGTCTGCCCGCGACGAAGACGCCGACCCGTTCGAAGTCGCAGTCGACAAACCGATGAATGACGCCGACCGGCACAAAATCAGATTCGTCGCCGACCGTTCCGGTGACCGAACCACGTTCGACTTCGGAACGGGTCTTGCCGGGTGGTTCGAACCTGACAAAATCGTCGCCGAACAGTACGGCGTCGTCGACGAAGTGCAGTCGGCATTGTCGACCCTGACTGACGCGGTCGACTTGCGAACGGTGAAAGGTGGTGCCCGGTACGGACACTTCGCGGTCGACCCTGCCGACGAACGCGTCGTCGGCGTTCAGTTACACGAATTGTCGATGTCATTCACCGGCGACGACACGGCGGTCGACGCGGGCGACGCAATGTTACGACACTTCGACGGTGTCGACGCCGTGCAGGAATCAGACGACCGGCACCTGACTGTCGAACGTGCCGACCCGGTGACCGACGGCGGGCACGACGCCGACGACGACCCTGACGACGCGTCTGACGCGTCTGACGACGACTGTGACGCATTCGACGGCAGGTTCGAAGCCGGCGACAGTATCGTCGTCACGGGCAAAGACTGCAATCACGACGACACCGTCGTCGCGGGCACGGTGACGAAGGTGTCCGACGGTGTCGTTCGGTTCACCGCAACCGACGACGACAGGTGGTACGTGCAGGAATCGTCGGGCGAAGTCTACAACGACGACCGACCCGGTGCAGTCGCGTACGAAACCGCCGAATCGTACGACAGTCACGTCACCGCCGGCACGTCAGGTTCCGGCTTGCAGTCATTGGGTACGTATCAAGAAGTGCCCTTCGACGCCGGCGATATCGCAATCGGCGACAGGGTGTTCGTCGCGTACGATTCGAACCGTTCGTCGTCGACCCTGACGAAGTCGGGCACGGTGACGAACGTGACGTACAATCACGCACACGGCGAATTGCACCGAATCGTCTTCGAAACCGACGACCACGACGGGTCGTTCCGGTTCGGCAATGACAAGTTTACGACCGGACAGATACATTCGGTGTCGTCGGCAGGGAATCACACGTACATCGGCGATATCGAATTCGTCGCGTTCGAAGCCGGTGACGACCGCGACTTCGCGGTGCCTGAAATCCGGTCGTCAGACGCGGTCGTCGACGAACTAACCGACGCCGGCGTCGACTTCGACGACCCGAAGTACAATTACGACCACGATATCACCGCCGGCGACACCGTGTTCGTGCCCGACGAACATTCGGGCACCTTCGTCGACGGCGGGCAGGCAACGGTCGACGAAGTCGACGGGTCACAACTGACTGCGACCACGACCCGCGACGGTGACGGGCACGTCGCGTACGACGGCACGTCTATCGTCGTGTCTGCACGGCACGTCGACCGCGTCGACGACGGTGACGAAACCACCGACGACACCGACGACGACCCTGACGGCACGTCTGACGCGTCTGACGACGACTGTGACGCCGGCGACGGCAGGATTCGAACCGACGGCGGGCAGGATACCGACGACGACACCGAAGTCGACGCACACGACCTTGAACGCGGTGACAACGTGGTCGTGCAAGCCGAACCGATTGCCGGCGACGACGGCAAAGGTCGAATCGCCGGAACGGTGACCGACACGGACATCAAGACGGTCGACGGCACGGAACTATCTAACATCGTGAAACTTGCCGACGCCGACGGCAAGCAGTTAGTATGGAATGCCGGCGGTCGACTGTCCGTCGTCGACACCGACGGGTGGCTTGCAGTCATATCGTTCGACGCAACCCTGCACGCGGTTCGAACCGACGGCGGGCAGGGTGCCGGCGACGACGGCGACGACGGCGACTTCGACACCGTGGTCGACCCTGCCGCGACGCCGTACGTATCGGTCGACATACCCGTGAACGAAGACACGACGGTCACAGTCGAATCCGGCGACGCGTACCACCTGCGAACCGTCGCAGGCACGGTCACCGCCGAATTCAGACGACACGCACGGTCGACGACCGACCACAAGTACGGAACGAAGACGGCACACACGGCGTCGTTCCGATGGCTTCGTGACGACTGCATGGTATCGGTCGAATGGACAGAAACACGCGTCGGAACCACCGGCGACACCGACGACAGACAGGTGAACGCATACCGACCGCAACTGCACGGTGCCGACTTCGACGAACCACGCACGATTACGCGAATCGAAGCCGTGACGGTTGAAGACGCGGTCGACCCTGACGACTGACTGCCGACGACGCCGACTTTGTATCGCACCATACGGTTTACACAATCGCCGACAGACGCGGGCGAATCACTAAGACGGCAGACACCGACGGCACGGTCATGGTCACCGAATCACGACCCTGCGTTCGGTGCGAACGCGACGACGTACGCAGTACCGTTCACACAGTCTTTTTCGACGACGACCGACGACCGAAACGAAAGCCGTTGTGTGCCCGGTGTATCCGACGGTTGCGCGAAGCCGACAACGACGTACGGTCGATTACGTGATACATACGGCAAGCATACAAAGTGTCGTCGTGCGAATCGTCGAACAAACGCCGGCGTTTGTACCTGTCGAACGACGTGACACGTCACGGGAAACGGCGACGAACAACAAGACCTTATCTTCGACACGGTCGACGTGCAGACTGTGACCAATCCAATCGACGCGTTAGACGAACGCAGTACAGACACCGACGGGTGGCTTTGGGTTGCGTCGGCACTAACCTTCGTCGTCGGCGACGTAATCACAACAGTCGTCGGGTTATCCCTGCCCGGTGTGACCGAAACGCACCCTGTCGGCAGTACAATCGTCGACTTCGGACCCTTGCTAATGGTCGGCATGAAAGCGGTGGTTCTTGCAGTCGCAGTCGGCTTCTATTTCACCGCGAACACGAAGTATCGAACGGCGATACCGGCGTCACTAACGACAGTCGGTGCCCTAATCACCGGGTCGAACCTTGCGATTATCCTGTTCGCAACTGCATAGACACCTGCCGGTACAAGACGACACATTTTTATACACGGGTATGCAAGTACGGGTATGGTGCGACACACCGACGCCGACGACGACGGAACCGACGAACAGACGAAAGCACACGCGTTCGACGCAATGCAGGCACTAACCGGCGACGACGACGTGCCCGAATTCATCGTCGACGAAGTCGGTTCAATCGACGACCCGAACCAGATTATCGACCTTGCAGTCACGTACGTCGACGGCTTCGACGACCCGCGTGACGACGGTGGTTCGCAATGACGACGGAATCGGACCTTGCCGACGCAATCCGCGACGCCGACGACGAAACCGTGTGGTCGGCATTCGGGCAGGAAACGCAAGACATCGTGCAGTCGCGGCTTCGTGACGACTGCCGATTCGTCGCAGTCGCGTTCGACGCGTCGACCGACCTATTCGACGCCGACGACTTGTCGCGTGCCGTGTACCCGGCACTTGCATGGGCAGTCGACGACCGGCAGTACGCAGTCGACCGTCTGTCGGACAGGTTCGACGCCGTTGCGATATTCACGAAGACGCCGTACCTGTCGACCATTCGCCGAACCGTCGCCGACGCGGTCGACGACACGTCTGAATGCCTGCCGGGTGGTTCGAATGAGTGATACCGCCGAACACGGCAGTCGGGCACGACTTGCATTCTTGCTTTCCTGTCGCCGGTGCAGGCAAGAATTCGTTAGTGTCTTCGACGACGCCGACGACTTCGAACGCACCGACGTTATGGCTTGCCCGTCGTGCATGGGTACCGAAACGTACGACGACGGGTCGGAAAAGCCGCGTGAATTCCCTGACGGCTTCGACATCTTCGACCGAAAAATAACGTCGCAGTCGTACGTCGGCACCTTCGACGACTTCGACGACCTTGCCGGCAGTCACGTCACCGAAACGCAAGAACGTGATTACTTCGCAGTCGAAGTCGACGGCAAGACCGGCGGTGAACGTGCCCGTGAACGCGGTGTCGAACGCGGCACCGTCGGCACGTCTGTTTCCCGTGCCCGCAAGAAGATTCACGACTGCGACGACTGAACCGACCGACGACCACCCTGCCGACCCTTCTTGCCGGTGTCGACCCTTGCAGTCACGTCGACACGACACGGTCGACACCTGCCGTCTGACGCCGACACGACTTTACCTGCACCTGCCGAACCAACCAGTAACACGACGGGCAATCGCCCGAACACGTAAACATGACTGAAAACACACAGACGGCAGGTGCGTAATATGGCATGGTCGAACGTACACCCTGACGCACCGACGAACGACGACGGCGTACCGATACACCCGGAAAACGGATATCCGATATGCGGTCGTGAAAAGACAGACGCGACAGACGTGAACGGAAACAAACGGTGGGATTACGCGTTTTGTCTGCAAGCCGCAGGTTGGGGCACCGACCGTACGACCGGGCATTGCAGGAAACACAACGGGCACGGCGTCGGTGGCTTAGAAGGGTGGCAAAACCAAAACGCCCGACACCTGTTGTATTCCGAACGAATGAACGACGACGACGCCGAAGTCTTCGACGCGGTCGTGCAGACAGACGACGGCGACTTACTGTCGGTCGACGACATGGCAGATATGCTAAAGCAATCAATCGGGTGGGAATTCACCCGGTTGGTTCGGGCAGTCGACAAGATACCCGAAGCCGAACGGGTCGACAAGTACAGTTGCCCGAAGTGTGGCAACACGTACACGGCGTCGGAATCGTCACCGTTGCCCGAAGTCTGCACCGGCTTCGATATGTCTGACGGTAACCCGACGCCGTGCGACGTACGTTCGGGCGACTTCGAACCGACGGGTGAACGGTTCGTATCGTTCGGTGACAAGGCAATCGAACGCAAGGAAAGCCACCTTGCGAACCTGATAGACACGTACAAGAAGATATCAGACGGTGTCGACGTGAATGTCGACGGTGACCACGACGTGACGGTCGACGACGACGGTGTCACCGAAGTCGATATCACGCACGTACAGGTGACCGAACCACCGACCGACGAAGACGGCGACGAAGACGACGGCGACTGACGCGGCAGGGTCGTCAGGGTCGACGGTGTACGGCACGCGACGGTTCGTCTGTGACTGCGACCAATCGGGCACGTACGACTGCGACGGTCACACGACCGACTGTGCCGTTTCTGACGGCGACTGTGACGCCGACTGTGCAGACAGGGTCGACACCGGAACCGACGCGTTTTGTTTCGGTATTATGATACAGGGTGATATCGGCGGGTGCCTTTAAATACCCGTGTATTTTGCCGAAACGCCCGATATCAGTAAGTACAGGGTCCGAACTTGCCGAATCCGTTTGAAAAAAGAATAGGTGGTATGGGTCGGCGAAAATTGAAGCCGACTGTGCGACCGCTAAGACGGCTTAGAATCGAAACTGCGTATATGACTGTATCGGTACTGTACCTGATAGTAAACCACCGACAGATACTTATACACGGGTATGCAAGTACGGGTATGGTGCGACACACCGACGCCGACGACGCCGAACCGACGCCGGAACAGACTGCGACTGCGTACGCCGACGACCCGTCGTCTGACGCGTTCGACGCGGTCGTCGACGCGGTCGAAGCCGAATACGACGCCGACGACCACGACCCGGAATCGTCGAAGGTTCTAACGCCGGTCGGTCTTGCCGCAAAACTGTGTGCCGACGCGGTCGGCTTCGACGTGTTGTCTATGATAGACTTCGACCGTGCCGACGAAGTGAAAGTCGAATACGATTCGTTCGGGCAAGACGACCCACACGCGACGCCGATGTCACTTGTCAGGCTTGCCGGGTACGCCGACGAATCGACCGACCGAACGGTTCGATTCCGTGACGGTGCCGGTTGCGTTCGACTGTACGTCGAAGTGCCCGAACGACGCGACGACGACGACGACGACGACGCCGACGGTGGTTCGCAATGACTGACGCCGACATCGACACCGACCCGTTCACAATCCGGTGGCAGGTGCAGGGGCACCCACACGGCTTCTATTACATCGAAGTCGACGTATTCATGCACTATATCGTGCCACACGACGAAACCGTCATACACGTCACGCAGTCGTGGTTAGACAGTCACCCGAACGAACCGGGCACGGGTGCCGACTGTGCCGGGTATGCACGTCAGTACGTCGACGGCACGGTCGTCGACCCTGACGACGTGTACGGTCACCCGCGAATCGAACGCGTCTGACGACCACCCTGCCGACCCTTCTTGCCGACTTCGACCCTTGCAGTTGCGTCGACACGACACGGTCGACACCGGCTTGCCCGCCGGTGCAAGACGACACGTATTTATACACGGGTATGCAAGTAGGGGTATGGTGCGACACACCGCAACCGACGACCGAATCGCCGACGAATACCACGAACGAACGGTCGACATCGAAGCCGACGACCTATTTCACGACCGATTCACGGGTCTTACCGTGTCTGACGATGTCGTCGACTGTGACCACAACCGCAAGGCAATCGAATTCACGTACACGACCCGACGCGACACGCGCAAGACGGTTCGGGCAGTTACGCCGACGAAGTCGACCCGCGACGCCGACAAGGTCGACACCGACGACGGCGTCGGCGTTTACAGTTGGTACGTCGACGGCACGAAGTACGCGTACACCGACGCCGGCAATCTGTACCGGCAGGGTGACGATTACGAATTCAGGCAAGTCGCCGACGCGGTCGACCTAACCTGCGTGGTCATGGGTCGGCGGGCACCCGTCGACGGTGCCGTGCAAGACGGCGTCGACGTGACGGTGCAGTACCGTTCGAACCGTTCGGGCAATCTGAAAACCATGACCCTGCAAGACGTATCGGTCGAATGGAATGGTGACCGGATTCGTGGGTACGACAGTCGACGCGACAGGCACGTCGAAGTGACGGCGGTTCACGAACGCACCGTCGAAACGCAGGGTCGACGGAATCAAGAAATCGGCAAGACGGCACGCGTCGAATTCCCTGCCGGTCACACGTTCACGGTGACCGTCGACGGCGTCACCGACGACCGCGTCGACACCGTGCAAGACCGAATCGAAGCCGGCGTCGAACGCACGGTCGATTCCGACTTCGACGTGACGGTCGACCACGACGGTCGAATCGACGACTGACGACGCGACTTTTCTGTTCACCTGTCCGGCAGTCGCCGACACGGTTTTAACCACCGCGTACGTCGTCACCGGCAGGCATGACCGGCGACACACCTGCCGACGACAGTACCGCCGACGCCGACGACACACCGGACCACGTACCTGTTGCGTGCCCGCAATGCGGTACGCACAAGGTGGTCGATTGGTCGGAATCTGCCGACGTGATACACGAACACAACGACAGTCGGCACGACGGCGAAACAGTCGCCGGCGTCGTGGTACAGACGACCGACGGCAAGAGGGTACTGCCACACCCTGACGACGTGTCGGAATTCCTGTCGGGTGGTTCGAATGAGTGACGCCGGCGATACGTACGATGTCGAATGCGTCGATTGCGGGCACGTCGGCTTGCACCGAACCGAAGTGCCGTCGCCCGGTGGTCCGAAGACGATGTACGAATGCCCGGTGTGTGGGTCGTACACAGACGAAGACAGGTACGACGGCGGGTCGTTCGTATCCAAACGGTGACCATGACACGGAAACAGGCACAGACATCGAAGTCGGAATATCCGACCGAAGCCGCGTACGTACTTGCCGAAAAGAACGACGCAACCGTACGGGCAGTAATCAAAGGAATCAGGAAACCGGAACGGGTGACTGAATACATCGAAGCCGAATTGTGGCTTGCCGACCACGAAGACAGACAGGTTCGAAAGCAACTGATATCGTTGCTAAACGAAAAGCGGTCGGACATCGTCGACTGACGGCGTCGGGTTTCCCCTTTTGCCGGTGCAAGACGACACATATTTATACACGGGTATGCAAGTAGGGGTATGGTGCGACACACCACAACCGACGAACGACAAGGTCGGTACGAACGGTTCGGAACCGCCGGCGAAGACACCGACGCGGGTGACCATGCCCGATATTGGCTTGCACACGCGCAACGGTGGTTCGACCGCAACGTACACGGCAAGGACATCGACGAATTCATTGCTATCGCCGGCGACGCGGTGGTCGAATTGCCCGAATCGTGGTCGGCGTCGGACATCGACGCGGCAGTCGCCGGTATGTACGACGCGTATTTCCCGCCGGTGACAGTCGAAGACAGACACAACGGCGGTACGCGACTGCGAATCGACGCCGACGACGTGCGACTGCCGACCGACCCGCGTGACGACGGTGGTTCGCAATGACGACGGAATCGCCGGCGGGCGACTTCGAATCGGAACTTGAACAACTAATCGAAGACACCGACGCCGACGACGCCGAAGTCGCGCAAGTGCTATTCGACAAGGGC